ATCAATGGTGAGGGGACTATTTCAAGCAGTTTTGTACATGATTTTGGTGTAGTGCCGTTCATTCCGTTTAAAAACAACGAGTTAGAAACGGACGATTTGAAGCCAATCAAGGATTTAGTGGATGTATACGACAAGGTCTATAGTGGCTTTGTGAATGACACTGACGATGTACAAGAAGTTATCTTTGTTCTTACGAATTACGGTGGACAAGATAAACAAGAATTCTTGCAAGATTTGAAGCAGTATAAGCTAATTAAGATGGATAATGACGGAATGGGCGACCAGTCGAATGTAACGACACTAGCGATTGATATTCCGGCAGAAGCACGAACGTTAATTCTAGAGAGAACGAAACAACAAATCTTTATTAGTGGTCAAGGAGTTAATCCGGAAACTGACAAACTAGGCAATAGTTCAGGCGTTGCTTTGAACTTCCTGTATTCATTACTTGAATTGAAAGTAGGGAACATGGAAACTCAGTTTAGAAGTGGTTACGCTACTCTTGTTAAGCTAATTTTAAGATATTTAGGAGCTAAAGAAGATGTTAAAATCAAGCAAACATGGACAAGAAACAGTATCAACAATGATACAGAAATGGCTCAAGTCGTTTCTTCACTATCTGCTATTACTTCTAGAAAAAATATTGCAAAATCTAATCCAATCGTTGAGGATTGGGAAGATGAATTGCGTTTACTAGAAGAAGATGAGCAGAAACAAACTGAACGTATGTATGAAATGCAGTTAATGCAGTCTAAAGAAGATGTAATCGATGAGTAGAAAGCTTACGAAACAAGAAAAGATTGACTTCATCAAGTCGTTAGACAATCTTAGTGAACATGAAAAGAGTTTATTATTAGCTGAGGTTGAAAAAATCGATACTCTAGAGAGTTTAGAACGTTATATTGATGAAATATACCAAAGAGCGTACAAAACGATTACAGAGCGAATAACGGCGTTCAGTGAGAAGTATTCAAAAGAAGGTAAATTACCTTTATTTTTAGCAAACTTTGTCTTGAGCTTTGGAGAAAAGAAAGAATTCTTTACTAATGTTGAGAAATTCAAGAAAAAGTATCCGGAACATGAAGATAAAATAGAAGTATCTGCTAATCCAACGAGAATTGAAGCGTTAACGACTGAAAACAAGATGACAATGATTGATGTAACAGAAAAAGTCAATCACAAAATCGAAACTCATTTACAAAGAACATATCAAGAAACGTATCTTGAGCGTAAGTTTAAATATGCGAAAGAGACTGGTAAAGAGCCTAGTATTAATCCGGAACGATTAAACGAAAAGACAATAGATGATATTATCACCAATGCTTTTGACGGTAAACGGTTCTCAGAGCGTATTTGGGGTTTAAATATGGATAAAGTCGTTGGAAAAGTGGAGCATCTTGTTCGAGACTCACTAGCGAGAGATATTCCACCATCCGATAACGCCAAAGTATTGGCAGTTGAATTTCAAGTAGCTAGACATAGAGCAGTTACAGTACTTCAAACGGAAACGAATAATATTCAAGCTGAGGCAACTATGGCAGAGTATGAAGATGATAATGTTAAAAGATACAAGTATCTAGCGACATTGGAAGTACATACATGCCCTATTTGTGGTGAATTGGATGGTAAAATATTCAAAGTGAAAGATGCTAAACGGGGTATTAATTATCCAACTATGCACCCTCACTGCCGATGTACTACTGTACCGGCTATTGAAGATATTGGATCTAGAACGGCTAAAGATGTTGTAACTGGAAAAACGTACAACGTTAAAAAAGGCACTACTTACGAGCAATGGCGACAGCAACAGCTTGATAAACATGGTATTTATGCAATTGATGACAAGTTGAATGCTGAACGATTAGAAAAGCAACGAGTAAAAACTACTAAAGCTCAATTTCTTGAGTTTAGACAGATTTTAGGTAAAGAAAATATGCCTAAAACCTTTGCTGAGTTCTATGATTTGAAGTATAATAATGGTGAAAGATTTAACCGTTTAAAAGATAAAGTTTTTGTTGCTAAAAAGATAAATAATGGAGATTGGGGAGTTACGATTAATCCAGAAAAGCAAGCACCTCATATGGAGTCAACAAAAACAGATGGGAAATCTTATCTTTATGACTCTTTTGATGCTCAAGAGTTGTTTAACAAACATTATGGTACAGGGCGGATTGAGAGGGATGAGAGAGGTAGACGAACGAATAAAGAAGTCGTAGAATTAGGTTATCCTGTTGGAATTAATGGTTCTGACGGGAGAGAGGTAACAGCTATTAAAATTCATCATTCAAAAAAACGAACTCACATAGTGCCAACAAGAGGGGGAGGATAAAGAATGCACTTAGAACAATATTTAGATAAGGATATCAGAGTTACATTTAAGGATGGTCACGTTTTGACAGGACATTGTCATACTTTTACCGGAAAACTAGATACGGAAGATGAATTATACGATGAAATTTCCATATCGACAGATAAATATCCTTATGTGGGATTTAGTGAAAATAAAATTAAACATATAGAAGTAATTTAGCACTCTAAAGAGTGCTTTTTTTATACCTAAAATTAACTATAAAAGAACAATAACAAGCAATCATTTTAATTAATGGTTGCTTTTTTGTTTGCCCTGAACATGGCGTTAAAAGGTTTAAATATTGGACAATCCGCAGTCCTAACAAGGCGGAGCGACTGGTGATAGAGAACACCTATAAAAGCTTAGCGTGAAAGGAGAAATTATGAAGAAAGAACAGCTAGAAAAACTAGGTTTGAACGATGAACAAATCAATCAAATCTTTGCGTTAAACGGTGCTGATATCCAACGATTTAAGGATGAAGCCGAGAAGAATACTGCTGAATTGGAGAATTTGCGTGGACAGCTGACACAAAGGGACGCCGATTTAGAAAGTTTGAAAAATGCAAAAATTGATGCTGACGGTTTTAAAGAACAATTTGAAGCCTTACAGAAAAAGTATCAAGAAGACAATCTAGCATGGGCAGAGAAACTTGCAAACGAACAAAAGGACAGACTAATTGAAGCTGAATTGGCAAAATCCGGTGTACGTGATGTTGAGTTACTCAAAACAATCATTAATAAAGATGCGGTAGAGCTGAAAGATGGGAAGTTAAGTGGTCTAACAAAACAGATTTCAGAGCAGAAAGAAAGCCGACCATTTTTATTTAATGGCGAAAAACAGGCTAGTTATACGCCAACTGGTGGTAATAATGCACAAAGTGGTGTTGGAACATTAGCCGATGAAATGAAGAAAAAAGATTTCAATTTAACTGAATTCTTGAGAGCTAAAAAAGAAAGTGGAGATGAATAAATATGGAATTAACTAAAATTTTAGACGTTGTAACGCCTGAGGTGTTCAACGCATATATGCAACAATATGCTACTGAGCATTCTGCTTTTATTCAGAGTGGAATTGCAGTAGAAGACGAACGAGTTTCAAAAAACATTACTGCCGGTGGATTACAAGTCCATATGCCTTTTTGGAATGATTTAACAGGCGACTCTGAAGTGTTAGGCGACGGGGATAAAGCCTTAGAAACAGGCAAAATCACTACCAATGCTGACAACGCTTGCGTTCTTTATCGTGGACGTGGATGGGGTGCTAATGAGTTAGCCGGTGTTGTTGCCGGAAGTGATCCAGTACAAGCTATCTTATCTCGTATTGGTGCTTACTGGTTACGACAAGAACAAAAAGTATTGTTATCAGTATTAGGTGGTTTGTTTAACAAAGCGGAAGACACAACAAAAGGTACGTTATACGATACTCACGTATTAGATGCTTCAACTAAAGTATTAGATGCCGGAATGGTATTAGATGCAAAACAATTATTAGGTGATTATGCCGGTCAAATTGTAGCAATTGCAATGCACTCTGCAGTATATACAAAATTACAAAAAGATAACTTAATCCAATATATCCAACCAACTGAAGCAAATACAGGTTTTGCTACTTATTTAGGTTACCGTGTAATTGTGGATGACGGTATTAAACCGGATGCAAAAGGCGTTTATAAAACTTACTTGTTCCGTCAAGGTGCTTTTGGTCGTAATACTGGTACACCAGAAGGCTTAACAACGTTTGAAGTGGCTCGTGACCATGCAAAAGGTAACGACATGATTTACACTCGTCAAGCCTTAGTATTACACCCTTACGGTGTTAAATGGACAAACACTCAAGTAACTTCAGGAAACATTACACCATCTAACAGCGACTTAGAAAATATCAAAAACTGGCAACGTGTTTACGAGCCTAAAAATGTTGGTATTATCGCTATTAACCATAAAGTTGCGTAGAGATGAGGTGTTGATATGATTTTGGATGATATGACAGAGAATGAAGAACGATTGGTGAATTATCTTGTTTCTTTGCGTACAGATATCAACACCATAGACGAGAATGTACTATTCCACGCTTTAAAACGTGCTGAAGAAGATATTTTAAATTTTATTCATGACGAGGAAGTACCTAAAGGACTAGAAATGGTATGGGTAGATTTGACAAATCGTTATATTGAAGATGCGATAACGAAAACAAAGGTATTAGATCTAACTGATACCGATGATTTCAATATCAAATCAGTAACGATGGGAGATACTACTATAGCCAAATCTAGTCCTTTTGAAATGATACAAGCTATTAGACAAGCACCGTCACAATTGTCTCAGTTTAAAACGAGTTTGTATCGTTATCGTAAATTACTATGATGAATAAAAAATCGCCCTTTGATTTCCTTTATGATTCTACAATGACGGTTACAGGGTATGTTAAGGAGAAAAATAAGGGGATAACAAGTCAGAAAGAAGTTGTTTTGTTCGAGAATGCACCTTGTCGTATCTCTCAAAACGGTAATAAGTCCACTAATGGTACTGATTATCAAGCAAACGGCTATGATATGAAGTTGTTTTGTGGCTTAGAGCATGATATTCCAGCCGGAAGTAAAATCGAAATAACCGATAGAAACGGTCATATCAAAGTATATGAACGTTCCAACGTGCCAATCAATCAATATTGGCACCATCAAGAAATTGCTATCAACTTGAAAGGAAAATCGTAATGAGTAGAGCCTATTTAGATTTTAGTAACTTTGCTAATTTTGCAAGGCAGTACCACAAGAATACAGCACCTCAAGCGGTTAGCAATATGATGAAAAAAGCCTTGAATGAAGAGGGGAAAAAGCTCAAAAAGACAGTGATTGAACGTACACCAGTAGGGGTATATCAAGACCATTGGGTAGAATTTACTACCAAAGGTGGTAAACATGTTAAGTTTTGGGCTAGTTATCACGGCAAGCAAGGCGGAACGTTGCAAAAAGGATGGAAAAAGAGCAAGGTAGAGCATTCCGGAAATACGTACAAGCAAGATGTATACAACAATGTTTACTATGCAAAACACGTTGAATGGGGTCATAGAACAAGAAACGGTGGCAGAGTTCGAGGTAGATTTATGTTGAGGGCTTCAGTAAGTGAGGTTGGACAACGTATGCCTATCCGGATTAATGCGAAGTTTAGAGAGTACTTAAGAAAGGTGATGATGTTGAATGAATAAAAATGAATATCATCTAATCGATGAGATAGCTACATTTTTAGATGGATTATATCCCGATATACCAATAAGAATTGATGATGTGGAACAAGGTTTTGAAGAACCTTGTTTTTTTATACACGTAATGAATTCTAAATTCAAATCAGAGCCTCATCACTATGTACTTACTACTAGTCAAGTAGTGATTTCCTATTATCCGAAAAAACACAAAGCAAGTTCTTGTTATGAAATGCTCGATGAATTGAGTTGCAAGATGAATAGATTGCCTGAAATTCACATTTTTAACAAAGAGTTTGAAGTGGTAGACAACGTATTGCATTACGCTTTTACGGCAACAACAAGACTTAAAGAGGATATCGAAGAAGTCAAGCAACGAGTTTTAAAACGTGTGGAGGGAGAGTTGAAAGATGAACGAAGAACAAGTTAACAACGTGAAGTATAGCGTAGAAAGCATTCTTATGAGTTCAGAATTTACGAATATTGAAAAAGATATGATTCCGGCAATTTTGAAAAAGGATGGATTGTACACGCTAGAAGAAACAAGAGAATTACTAGAAATTGAAAAAGAAAGGGTGATTGGTTAATGGCAGGCGGAATTTGGAAAACACAAAATAAAGTAAGGCCAGGGGCTTACATTAACGTAAAGTCAAAGAATGTCAATACTCGTAGACCTAATGGAGATGGTATCGCAACTTTTCCACTTGAATTGAATTTTGGAGAGTCTAAAAAGTTGATGAAAATCCGTCGAGGGGACGATTTGTTCAAGAAATTAGGTTACGAATTAGAAGCAAAAGAGTTATTGCTATTGAATGAAGCATTTAAACGTTCAAGCGAAGTGCTTTTATATCGTTTAAACAGCGGTGAGAAAGCTAATGCTAGTCTAGGAGATAACGTAACTGTTCAAGCTCGATTTGGTGGTGTTCGTGGTAATGATATCACGGTTACTGTTCGAGTGAACGTAGATAATTCAAGTGCATTTGATGTATTAACGTTCCTAGATACAGTAGAGATTAATAGTCAAACAGTTAAAACACTAAACGAGTTGAAGCCGAATGCTTTAGTAGAGTTTTCAGGTACTGGAACACTTACTGAAGTTGCCGGAGCTAAATTAGCAGGCGGTACAAACGGTACTGTAAGCTCAAGTGACTATACGGATTACTTCAAAGCTTTAGAAACGGCTGATTTCAACTATTTAGCTTTACCAACAAGCGACAATACGATTAAGAAAGCCGGTATCAACTTCATCAAACGAATGCGTGAGGACGAGGGCAAAAATGCTCAGTTAGTTATTGCTGATTCTGATGCAGATAACGAGGCAGTTATTAACGTATCAAACGGCGTTATTTTATCTGACGGTACTGTTATTGATAAAACAAAAGCAACTGTATGGGTAGCAAGTGCAAGTGCAAGTGCCGGTATCGAAAAATCATTAACGTATGCCAAATACGATGACTCAGTAGATGTTGACGGCAAATTAACTCATACAGAAACAATCGATGCCTTATTAAAAGGTAAGTTTGTATTCACTTATAAAAAAGGTCGTGCAGTCGTAGAACAAGATATTAACTCTTTAGTATCGTTCACGATTGAGAAAAACGAATTCTTCAAGAAAAATCGTGTGTTACGTACTCTTGATGATATCGTGAACGACACTCACTATGCATTCACTGAATTTTTCTTAGGAAAAGTAAACAACAACGAGGACGGACGACAAGCGTTCAAAGCTAATCGTATTAAATACTTCCGAGATTTAGAAGCTCGTGGGGCAATTGAAAACTTTGCGGTTGAAGATATCGAAGTACTAAGAGGCGAAGACAAAGATGCAGTTGTTGTCAATGTAAAAGTTCAACCAATCGACAGTATGGAAAAACTTTACATGACAGTAGTTGTGGAGTAAAAAGGGGGAATATAAATGGCTTATTTAAAAGGTCGTGATGTGATTAGTGGTCAGGAGGGTACGGCGTTTATTCAAATTAATGGTCGTAACGAATTCATGTTTTATGTAAAAGAATTAAAAGCCACTGTTAAGAAACAAAAAGAAAAAGTGCGTACACTGAACCGTCGAGGCACTCAAAACAAATCAACAGGCTTTGAGGGCGAGGGTAAGATGACGATTTACGGTGTAACGTCACAATTTAAACAAATGATGTTAGATTACATGAAAAACGGACGAGATACGTTCTTTGATATTCAGATTACAAATGACGATGCAACAAGTTCAATTGGTCGTCAAACTACTGTATTAAGAGAATGTAACTTAGATGAAGTTGTAATGGCTAATTTAAATGTTGAAGATGAATTCTTAGAAGAAGAAGTTAACTTCACATTTGAAGATGTCGATTTACTAGAAAGCTTCAAAACACCAACTTTAGGGTAATTTTGTAAAGAAAAGGGGAAAAAATTAATGAGTATTCAAGATTTTTTATTAGCAAACGTTCAACAAGATGAAACGAAAGAAGTACACTTCAAACGTTTCAAATCACCATTTGTCATCCGTAGTATTGATGAAAGTGTAAATGACGAATTGAAGAAACGTGCAACACGTAAAATTAAAAATCGTCAAGGAATTACAGTTCCTGAGTTCAATCAAGACCAATATGTTAACAGTTTAATTACTGAATGTATTGTAACGCCTGATTTGCATAATGCCGAATTGCAAGAGGCTTACGGAACAACTGGTGATGCAATCAAAACATTAAAAAAAATGTTACGTGCCGGAGAGTATGCAACATTAGGTGATGAAATTAAGTCAATCAATGGTTTTGATGAAGATGTGAATGATCTAGTAGAAGAAGTAAAAAACGATTAATGGATGGCGACGCCGAATTAAACTATGCATATTACGCTTTGCATAAGTTTAGGTGGACACCATCCTTTTTTGATAGCTTGCCTAGACGAGAAAAGGCGATGATTTACGCTTTTATTGATGTCTATAGAGAAGCTGAAGAAAAAGAACAAAAGAAAATGGAAAGTAAAGCAAGGAGGGGCAGAAGAAGATAATGGCAACTTTAGAACAGTCACTCGTTTTAAAAGATAAGTTCTCTAGTACGTTGAATAGAGTCGGGAATTCTATTGATAGAACAATCAATCAGTTTGAACGATTTAACCAATCAACGACTAGAGTACGTGAGTTAGATGCTAGTTTACGTCGTTTAGGTATGACTGCCTCTAGGTCAATTCAAGTGCCAAAGGTTAGTGTACCTAAAGCTCCCTCTTCTTTACCAACTGCCGGTACAACTGGTTTAAACGCCGGTTTATCTACTAGTCAAATGATGCTTGCTAGATTAACAAGCATGTCTAGATTGCTTAACTTTCAGATTGCGATTCAAGCATTAAGGGCTATTGGATCTATGATGGGTGGATTGGTGTCTAAAGCCGATACATTCATACAGATTATGGCTCGTTTGAATACAGTAGCTGATGGGACAAAAGCCGGTCAAGAATTGCAAGATAGCTTAATGGCAGCAGCCAACCGTTCAAGGTCAGGTTTCTCTGAAATGGCTGACTCGGTAGCGAAATTGCGTTCTCAGGCTGGAGAAGCATTCAAGAACAATGATGAGGCGATTGCATTTGCTGAACAATTAAACAAGTTGTATAAACTCGGCGGTGCTAGTTTAGAACAACAGAAAGCCGGTACACTTCAAATCACTCAAGCTTTAGCATCCGGAGTACTTAGAGGGGACGAGTTTAACTCTATGATGGAAAATGCCCCTCTCGTTGCTCAGAAATTAGCTCAACATTTAGGAGTAGGTGTGGGGCAATTAAGAGAAATGGCTAAAAATGGGCAATTAACTGGTGATGCGTTGAAAAATGCCTTGTTAGGCTCGGCGGTAGCGACAAATGAGGAGTTTGCACGATTGCCTATGACGTTTGGCGATATGGTTGCTCAGATTAAAAACGTTGGGATGTATGCATTTCAACCATTGATTCAAGCATGGCAAGAATTTATCTCAAGTGTTGAGGGTCAAACGTTTATGCAAGCTTTGCAAATGTCGATGTTTGCGATAGCCGATGTAGCCCTTTGGCTGTTTAACCTTTTTAGAGATGGTTTCTCGTGGATGATTAACAACATGGACGTCGTAATGTCTGTACTATCAGCCGTCGCAATAGCAGTAGCTGTTATGGGAGCTGTTTGGGTAGCAACTCATATAGCAATGATGGTTGCTTCATGGGAAATGTTACTACCGTATCTAATCATTATTGGAGTGATAATCGGGATTATTATACTTGTGCAAATGTTTGGAGTTTCAGCATTAGATGTAATAGCCGGAATTGTTGCCGGTTTTGTATTTTTAGGAACGATTATTTATGATGTGATAGCTTTTGCAATTAATCTTTTTGCAATGTTATTCCAATTCATCGTTAGTATTATTGCTATGTTGCACAATCATTTTGTAATATTTGCAGAATTCTTCTTAAATGTGTGGAAAAATCCTATTTACTCTATCAAACGATTGTTTGTGAATTTGATTAAAAATATTATCAACGGCTTTGCTAATGTTGTTGACTCAACGGGTGCGGTAGGAAATGCAATTGGTACAGCATTTATAGCCGGTGCTAATATGGCTATAAGAGCGATTAACTGGGTCATTAGTGCATTGAATAAAATTCCGGGATTTTCACTATCCACGATGTCGGAAATTGGCAGTGGTGGAGGAGTTAGCGTAGGAAATGCTATTCGTGGTTTTGCGGATAGTTTTAGTGCCGGAGAAGAACCTGATAACTATGAATCGTTAGATAGTTGGAAAATGAATCCTAAACCAATGGGAGAAATCTTAGGTTACGCTAATCCGATGTCAATGGCAGGCAGTGCATTTGATGGCACGAAGAGTTTAGGAGCCAGTGCAATTGACAAATTCAAAGATTTTACCAATACGATGGGTCATTACGACGACTTAGCCCGTCAGTTCGACCAACAAAACGCTTTAGCTCCAGGAAGTGGAGGCGTTGGTGGTGTCGGTGATAAGCTAGGTAAAGGCAAAAACATTGGTAACGTTGGTAAAGTCGAAGATGAAATCAAATTAAAAGATGAAGATATCAAGATGATGAGAGATATTGCGGAACGTCAGTATGTCGTAGACTATCAAGTGTTAACTCCACAAGTTAGTGTACATTATGAGTCTAATAACAGTGCTACTGAACAAGATATTAATGATATTGTTGGTAAAGTAGAGGAAACATTATTTAATCTAGTCAATAGTGACTTAGGTTATGCATAGAGTTTAGCCCTTTCATTAGGGCTAAATTTATTTGAAAGGAGTGATTATTATAGCAATTGGAATTTATGTTGAATATAAAGGACAAGTCACTCAAATACCTGTCAATCCGGAAGAATTGAAGATTAAGCATAGTGCAGATAATGAGATTGCTCATAGTATTTCTCTAGGGGAAATTAATCAAATGAGTTTTCCAAAATTGTCTAATGTCAATTTTCAATCATTTTTTCCGAGAGACACAAACAGGTCTTATGTTATTGGAAAAACGGCTCAAACACCGGATGCTTACGTATCGATGTTTAGGAAGATTATGGACGGTAATGAACCTTGTCGTTTGATTATTTCTGACGTTGGTATTAACTTCCTAGCAACTATTGAGTCCTTTGAACATTCAAGAAAAGCCGGAATTCATGAAGATGTTTATTATCAGATTGAATTTAAGGAATACAAGATGTTGAAAGCAAGATTTGTCAAAATTGAAAAGAAAGTAACTGAAGATAAAACAGAAACTGCCAGTCAGTCGCAACAAGAACAAGAGCCTAGTACGAATAAAGAAGTAACGATTGGATGTAAAGTACTGGTAAACGGTCAATTACACCGAGATAGTTACGGAGAGGGACCCGGTCAAACCGAGTCTAACGCTACTAGGTTAGTAAATTATATTAATTTGGAAGGGTCTCATCCTTATCATGTTACTACTTTAGACGGTGGATGGCGTGGTTGGGTTACGGCTAGTTCGGTACAAGTGTTATGATGGAATTGCTTATTCAAGATGTGAATGATGGAAAAGTGTTCGATATTACGGATTTGGCTACAGAATTGAAGTGGGAAACTACTATTGATTTTCAACCTAGCAAATTTGAATTTACGATGGTGATTGATGAACAAGTGAAGTGTAATTACGGTGATATCATCCGATTTAAAGTAGATGATAAAGGTATATTTTACGGTAAACTCTTCAAAAAGAAACGTTCATCTAAAAAACAATGGAAAATCACGGCTTACGACCAGATGAGGTACTTAAAAAACTCAGATACGATTGTTTTTGAAGCCTCAAAAAGTAATGAAATATTTACTAAAATATGTGAAATCAACCATTTAGAGTATAAAGTTGTTGATGAGGGTAACTGGACTTGTCCGGAAAAGATAGAAGACAAGAAAACGTACTTTGCTATGATCCAAAACGCTTTGGATTTAACCTTAATTCATGGCGGTATGTGGTACATTATCCGTGATAACTTTGGAACACTCGAACATATCTCATTAAATTCACTTGTCACTGATTTAGTCATTGGGGATGACTCAGTAGCGACTGATTATGACTTTGAGGGTTCAATTGATGACAGTTACAACTATGTAAAATTGACAAAAGATAACAAAAAGACCAAAAAAAGAGAAGTTTACGTTGTTCAAGACTCGAAAAACGTAGGACTTTGGGGAAAATTACAATTCCACGAAAAAGTCGACGAAAAAATGAATGAGAGTCAAATTCAACAGAAAGCAGAAATGTTGCTTAAAGCTAAAAATTTCCCTAAAAAGACGTTTAAAGTGCCGTGCCTAGGTCATATTGGGATTAGTGCCGGAAATAGCGTACAGCTTGAGTTTAAAGATTTAGAGAGCGAGGGTATAGAAAAGAATAGCTTAGCAATTGTTAAAAAATGTACTCACAAGTGGGGTAAAGTCCATACCATGGAATTAGAATTAAGGACGGTGAATAGTTGATGGCAGGCGAATTATTAGCAAGAGCATTGCTCAAAGGAATGACAGATAATCCGGACAATACAGATATTGTATTTGGTACGGTAACGTCAACAAGTCCTTTAAAAGTTAAAGTCAATAATCAGCTTGAAATACCTGAAAGCTTTCTTGTTTTGAGTCCAATGGTAAAAGAGCTTAGAGTCGGAGACACCGAGGGAGACAATAAACTCTGGATAGTCTTCCGAGATTTAATAGTTGGGGATAAAGTCTTGATGATTAAAGGACAATCCGGACAACTATATTATATTGTACAAAGGATGTGATGAAATGCCTGATATCAGAAATATCAAACAAGTCATTCTTCCATCTAAAACATATCGAGTCTATAACGGACGTATTCATGGATACGTAGACGGTTTAGAAGCTATGAGGCAAGCTGTTGAAAAAATATTGAATACAGAGCGTTTTGAATGGGTTATCTATTCTGCCAATTATGGTGTTGAGTTAGAAAGGCTCATTGGTAAAGACTATGATTTTGTGAAGTCAGATCTAGAAAGGACAATTACTCAAGCGTTACTGGTTGATACAAGAATTCAGAAAGTAACTGACTTTGAGGTGCAACAAATCAGTAAAGATAGCTTACATTGTTCTTTTGTAGTTCATACCATATCAGGATTGTTTAACGTGGAAAGGAGCGTGAAAATCGATGATAGGTGAGTTTTTAGAAAAATATACATTTGATTATTTGATGAAAGAAGCCCTCTCTAGAGTAAATGAAAATATCGATACTCGAGAGGGTTCTATCATTTATGATGCTTTAGCACCGGCTTGTTATGAATTAGCCGGTTTTTATTTAGACTTGAAAAATCTATTACTGGACACGTTTCCTCAAACAGCTATTGGACAGTATTTAGATTATAAAGTGGAGGAATTTGGATTACACCGTTATCCGGCTAAAAAGGCTATCAGATACGCTACTTTCTCAAATGAGGAACACCACGGTGTGCCAATGGCGATTGGAGCTAGGTTCGCAACAATTGATGATGCTTCATTAATTTATAAAGTCGTAAAAGCGACTGATACCGTTGGTAAGTATGAGGTGGAGTGTGAGACTGCCGGAGTTGTTGGTAATCGATACTTTGGGAATATTCTTCCATTAGAAAACTACCGTAATTTAGCAGTAGCAACGATTGGCGAAATTGTTACTTCCGGACAGGATAGAGAAACAGACGATGAGTTGAGAAAAAGATTCTTGATTTACGTGAACGAAAAGCCGTTTGGTGGTAATTTCATCGAATATGTGCAAAAAACTCGTGAAATTGATGGTGTTGGAGCGGTACAAGTTTATCCAGTATGGAATGGTTCAGGTACGGTTAAGGTGGTTGTATTAGATAATGACCTTAATCCGGCTTCTAGTGAGACTATCCAGAAAGTACAGAATATCCTTGACCCTTTGCAATATACAGGCAAAGGTGTTGGATTAGCACCGATTAATCATCGAGTAACAGTAGGAACGGCTACAAAGTTTCCTATTAACATTTCATTTAGCGTAGAATTAATCACTGGATATCGTTTAGATCAAGTCAAACCGGCGATTGAAAAAGCTATTGACGACCAATTTCTAGAATTACGAAAGAATTGGAGCAACTACTCGGATGTAAATACGTATCATTCAAAGATTTATCGTTCTCAACTATCGGCTAAACTCTTACAAATCAATGGTATTGCAAATATCGACAATATGACTCTAAACAATCTCAATCAGGATATCACTTTAACGCTAACAGGGCAGTTACAACAACTACCTTATAAAGGTACGGTGACTATCCGATGAGTAAAGAAGTGAAGTTAGAGAAATATGTTCCAGATTATTACGATGGAATACGTGATATGAAAGAGTTGATGAAGACTGAAAATCCTCTATTCAAAGATGGAAGACTTGCATTACAACGATTTATCCAAAATCAATTCATTATGCAATGTGATATTACTACTTTGCAAAAATACGAGGAAATGTTTGGTTTATTAGCAAGTAATGAGGAAAGTCTCGAGTGGCGACGAGAAAGAATTTTAATACGAATTAACATGAGACCACCATTCTCGTGGTGGTTTTTAATCAACAAACTTAATGACTTGTTTGGAGAGGGGAAGTATTCTGCTCATGTCGATTTTGCTCAACAAGAGTTATATGTCGAGTCCGGAGCAGAAACAAGTGGATTGTTTAAAGAGTCGGTAGTATTAATCAATGCGATTAAACCGGCAAACATGGGCTATACTCACGTTCCAACGGCGACTGAACATTTATTCCTAAAAGAACGATTGTTCAAATCTAATCTTGAATTTGCTAGAGTCGGTAGGGCGATAGTTGGAGTAACGCCACTTGAATATGAGAATGATGAAAGGGAGGTATTGATTTAATGCTTCAAAATGTTTTAACAAATTACATTGCTGAAAATGTGATGAATAAGATAGATAGAGCAAGATTGAATAATACGTCGATTGTCACGATCAGAAAACAACGAACAGGTAATGATGTATTAATCGATTTTCAAGTACCGAGTGGAATTAGAGAAGTTTCCAAAATCGAAATCTTAGATAATACCTCTCAAGTACTATCTCGTATGGATTTGTATGTACCTATCGAAACTAATACACGGTTTAAGTACAAACTGGAGGTGAGAACGAATGGTTAAGCAATGGAGAACAAACGATATTATTGGTACTGAAGACGCTCAACGATGGGAAGATAAGGCGGACAAACAACACCGTCATAAAGTTGCAGATATTGACGGATTATCCGAAAAAATCGACGAGGTAACGAGAAATAAAGCTAATCATAGTGATATATCGGCTCACGTCAACAATCGAAGTAATCCTCATGGAGTCACTAAAGCACAAGTAGGATTAGGGAATGTTTTAGATGTAGAGCAAGCTAGTAAAACAGATTTAAATAATCATACTAGAAATACTAATAATCCTCATAGTGTAACTAAAGATCAAGTAGGCTTGTCGAATGTGGATAACGTAAAGCAAGCGACTTATACAGACCATGAGGCTACAAAACGAGAACTCAACGAACAAGAACAACGATTAGCTTTGCTTGAAGAAATGGTACTTCAAAATAAGTATTATGTTCCACTCAAAGCTGAAGATAACACAAATACGTTTCTTGTTGATGAACACAATAATTTAGTAGTAGCCGATTGGAAATACGATATTAAAGAAAGGTAGTGCATTGAATGGCAATTTTAAGTAATCAAGTAAGAAAAGTACCTGACTTACCACAGTTAAATAACGTATCAGATAATGATGTGGTTGTAATTCATAGTGGAAACGGACTTAAAAAAGTACTTGTATCAACATTGAAACGATTATTTGCAACACCACAACAGAATATTTCAATAGCCACTTCAAGCTCAAATGGAATAGTTAGACCTGATAATGTTACGACTGAAGTAAACAATGGTGCAATTAAAACTAAAACTGCCACTCGTGGAAGTGTAGGGGTAGTGAAGCCAGATGGTTCTACTATCAATATTGATGGTAATGGAACTATTAGTGTCAATAAAAGTGGATTGAATATCAATTCAGTTGAGGTGTCAACTAAAATTATCAATCAAAACGGAAATCAACAAATGAAATATTGGTATGGTTCTCAAGCTCAATACAATGCTATCAGAACAAAAGATACAAATACTATCTATGATGTTTTTGAATAGGAGATTTTATAATGACAAGAGAGGGAATTTATGTAAATGGTAATGAAATAGTTAGAAGATACGTTGGAGACAAATTAGTATGGGAAAAATTTAAAGTATTAGCAACAAATAGTTTTGGACATTGGTATAAAGGTTATGATAACACAGCATCACAATCAATTTTAAACAATGAATCAAGAGGATATGATAATGAAATATTGAGATATGTTACTGCCATTAAAGTAGGTAGAAACATTTTTTATCCTGAATCAGTGGTAATTTATGTTTCTAGATCATCTTCATCTTCATCATACTTAGACGCATATCGATACGAAAAAATAACTTTTAAAAATGAATATGATAAAAATTTATTTATGTCCTTAGTTCAAAAAGGAGAAACAGTGTATTACGGAACAAAAGGCAATCGAAGATAGTAGAAAATAGGAGGAACAAACAATGCAAGAATATATTTTAACAAATAAATACACAAAACCAGGAAGAACAGTCGTCATCGTTAAACGAGATGTACCTTTCACGTTTTATGAACGTGAGTTCGAAGGTGATTTAATGAATGAAGCGGATGATATTTTAATCAAAAAAGTGCTTGATTTAGCATTAATCGAGTTAGACCCAAGCGGTGCAGTAGCAAAGATGCAAAATATCATTACTGAAGCTCAAAATAAATTAGAACAAGCAACAAGTCGTACGATTGTTAACTCTGATGCAATGATGGAATTAACGGCAACATTAACGGCTGATATTGCTGGAATTAAAGAACGTTTGCATGCTTTAGACGGCAAAGGAGCAACAGAACCAGTTGCACCAACAGCAGAAAATCATGAAACAACACCAGTTGCTACTACTGAAGCACACCATGACGAAGTAGCACAACCAGTGGCAACTACTGAAGAAAAGCATGAGGAAGCAACGCAACCAACAGCTACAGTTGCTACTGAACCAACAGCGACACCAGTGGCTGAAACGACAGTAACACCAGTGGCTGAACCACAACCAGTAGCAACACCAACGGCAGAAACAACAACAACAGTACAAGGAGATGGTAATAATGAAAGCAATGGAAAAGTTGAAGAACATAATGCAGAGACTACAATTAGCGGGAACAATTCTATTGGGTAGAAAGGATGTGAAAGACATGGCATTAGTATTATTATTTGTTGATGGAATTTTAGGCGGACGTCGTAAATTCAACCAAGTTCCACCATTCCTAAAAAATGGCGTTCGTACAGAATTGGAACGTCGAGGCTTTTTAATCAATGAGAAAGGCGAGCTAGTAGAAAAGAAAGCTTAGCCTTTTTTAATAGGTAGGGGAGTAATCCTCTACCTATTTTTTTAGCAAGGGAAGTGGTAGGTAGATGAATGAAACTATTGTACTTGCTTTAATTCCAACGTTGATACCCGCTATTTTCTCGTATGCAACAGTCAGAATGCAAACAGCAAGTAAAAAAGCAACAGATGAGTTAAGTGAAAAAGTCAATAAAATTCAAGCAAAAGTTGATGAAATCACTGAGATTGGAAAGAAAAATAATTCTGATATTGGAGTACTAAATTCTGATATTAGCAATTTAAAGAATGATGTTAGTAACTTAAATAAGGATATCAAAAATCTAAAATCGGATGTTAAGAAATTGAATAATGATGTGGTGGTTGTTGGTGGTGGGATTTTAGAAACAGAACGATATCGTTTAGAAGTTGATTTGACGGCTATTATTAAACGAGGGTATAGAACAAGTGCAGATACAAGACGTATAACGGCACTTTACAAGTCGTATCAAAGTTTAGGCGGTAATGGCTATATTGAAGACTTATTTAACCAATTTATGAAATTACCTTTGAAGGAGATGTAAAAAATATGAATGAATTAACACAAGTTTTTGTTCAAGGAGCAGTTAGTATTTTAGTAGTTTTAGTAGGTTTAGCTTTTAAAGAATTGAAAACTTTTTTAGAAACAAAGACAGAACATATTAAAGCTAAAACTGATATCAAGCAATATGAGTTGATTAAGAGTATTGCTAAAACAGTTGTACAGGCAACTGAACAAATCTATAAAGATGTAAAAGATTCAAGTGGAGATAAATTCAATGATGCTGAACAACGTTTAACGTCTGAGTTAGAAGCTAATGGTATTCATTTGAGTTTTGAAGCTAAAAAAGCATTGATCGAGTCGGTTGTTAACGGTATGAACGAAATCAAAGCAATCAAGTATTAATCAAGTTGAGGACGAGTTAAACGCTCGTCCTTTTTTATTTAAGGAGTGATTTTATGGAAAAGATTATTAAAAGAACAATCTCCTTAACCACAAAGAAGCGAGATAGCAGAAACAAATTATTTGAAGAGTTTTACTCTCATGATAAAAACAATGCAGTTTTTGAGTTTACCGTAGAGGGAGGAGTCCCTACTGAAGAAATAGTAGTATTGTTTCATTTTAAAAGAACAAATCGTCATCTAGAAGTAAGAGGACGAGTGGACAACGATAAAATCATTGTCAATTTTGATACAAGTTTGATTATTAAAGATGAACAAGTTGCTGGTTATATCTATTACGAGAATGGCGAAAAATCAAATGATGTATACAGATTTATGTTTGATGTACATGTATCTGAGATTGACAAAGAACATGATTTGCCAATTATGGAACAAGAAAGCAAAAGAATTGTTCCATTGACTGATATTGTCACCAAATCAGAAATCACTGAATTACTGAAGAAGATTGTTGCTAATGAGAAATTGTATGATGATAGCGAAATCAAGCAACAAATCGAGTCAAAAGCTGACAAAGAAACCGTTCAAGCAATTTCTAGTAAGGTAGATGCATTGGAAAACAATTCAGGTAATAGTACTACTTATGATGATGCAGAAATTAGAGGTCAGATAGCAATTAAAGCTGATACGCAAGCAGTAGAAGCAATTGCCCAACGAGTACAAACGTTAGAAAACAAGCCTGACAATGATACTGTATATAACGATACTGAGTTAAGACAGGCGATTGAGAAAAAGGCAGAGAAAGAAGCCTTATTACAATATTTGCCAAAAAGTGAATTAACGCCAATTAGTGAAAAAATCGAGTCGATAGAAACCAATATTGGCAGAATGGCTACACAACAACAATTGGAAAGCTATGTATCTAAAAATGAATTGGAACAAAAAGGATATTTAACGAGTGCAGATACTCGTAACTTTGCTTTAAAAAGTGAAATTCCAGTAGCGACTAATTTAGATGCAATCAACGAAAAAATAAAAACGTTGGAAGAAAAGCAACCAATTGACTTATCTCATTTAGCAACGAAAAAAGAAATTGAAGATAGTCATTATCTGACTAGAGAGGATATCACTGGATTAGCTACTAACTCGAAAGTAGAAGCCGTTGAAAGTCGAGTGCAACAACTCGAGAATAAACCACCGGTTGATTTAAGCAATCTAGCCACTAAACAAGAGATTGAGGATGTTGTTAAAACAACAGAATTAACTAAAGTAACTGAAAGGGTACAGAGTTTAGAAGCTAGACCTCAAATTGATGCTTCAACATTAGTTACGAAAGATGAGTTAGATAAGAAAGGGTATCTTACTACTGCTCCAGATTTATCAGAATATGCAAAAAAATCTGAAATGCCACCGCAATTTGATAGTCAGCCACTTACTGAACGTATCAATGCATTAGAAGCTAAGGCAACAGCTAATGGTGCATATAACGATAAGCCACTTTTAGACAAAATTCGTGAAGTGCAAGAAAGTTTGAAAGGCTTTATCACTCAAAGTAGTAGATATCTTGTTGAACACCAGTCGCTAGCTCATTTAGTCACCAAAGATGAATTGGCAAGAACGGGCTACATTAATGCTCATCAGTCATTGGAACATTTAGTGACGAAAGAGGAGTTGGAGAATAAGCATTATCTAACAAATCAAGATATTAGCAATCTAGCGACAAATTCCAAAGTTGAGGCGGTAGAAACTCGAGTACAAACTCTAGAAAACAAGCCACCAGTTGATTTAAGTAATTTAGCGACTAAGCAAGAATTAGAAGCCGTCCGTAATAGTCAACCAACAGTTGATACTTCAAATCTAGTGACAAAACAGGAACTAGAAGATAAACACTATTTATCAAGCGTACCAGAAGTTGATACGAGTCATTTTGTAACTCGAGATGAATTAGACTCTAAACACTATATTCAAGATGTTAGTAATTTAGCAACGAATGCTAAAGTGGATGCAGTCGAAGCTAGGGTGCAGACCATTGAGAATAAACCAGCGGTGGATTTAAGTCCTTTTGTAACGAAACAGGAACTTGAAGCCAAGCAGTACTTGAAAGACCATCAACCACTAGATGGATACGTTAAGAAGTCTGAACTACCGCCTCAAATAGATACTAGCACTTTAGTTTCAAAACAAGAATTAACGAGTATGAATTTAGTGAATGCTGAAGCATTAGGCGAAGTATCAAAGAAAATGCTTGAACAAAAAACTAAAATTACTGCCTTGGAAGAGAAAGCCGGTTACGAAATTCATGGAACAGGAATGCCTAATGGCAGAGTGACTGCTCCAATCGGCACGACTTATGTTGATACGGCAGTGACTAATGGGGCTTTGAAATGGATTAAAGAGTCAGGAGATGGAGATAGAGGTTGGAAAGTATTCACTGGCGATACAGGTTGGCGAACGTTGCCTCTATTAAATAAACGTGGAGATGCTAAACTTCAAATCAGAAGAGTTAATGATCAAGTGATTGTAAAATTTGACGGCTTGTCGTGGGGATGGTTTGGAGTCGATGATATATCAAAACAAGGTGGACGTATCGTTGATAAGACTATTGATGGTAAAAAATATACATGGATTAAACTTGATGTCGGAAAAGGAAACGATGTATTACCGGTCGGATTCAGAAGTGCAAGTTCATTATTAAGTGGCTTGTATGGAGATTTAGGAGATTTACTAGGTAGTGTTTATGTAGGTGGTACAGATGATAGTAACGCAATTCAGTTGAGATATGCAATGCCAAAAGAGCAAATCACTAGCAATATCTTATCTCAAATTAGAATTAGCCCTATTACATTCATTACAGACGATGACTATCCAACAACTTTACCTTAATTTGATAGGACTAGATTAGAATGGATACGCTCCACTAGTCAAACACGAGGCAGAGATGCATACGGTGCTACTGCCTCTATTTTATTTTTAGGAGGAAAACAAATGGTAAATATTATTAATCAAAACATTTTTAACGGAATAGCAGGAGCTAGACCAACTTATGCTCCAAAATATTTCATTATGCACAATGATGCGGGAAGCATGTCTGCAGAAAGTTATATTTCATGGTTACAAGGACGGTATGATAGTGGTAAAGCTGACTTAGGTTTTGCTCATTATTATATTGATAGAAATACTATCGTTAGAGTGGAAGATACTTATAACGGCAGTTGGAGTTGTTTAAACTATGATGCAAATATGAACTCATTAGGTTATGAAGTTACTCAACAATTTAGTACCAGTGATGATGAATTTATTGAAAACGAGAACATGGTTTTAATGCAAATGGCTGAAGATATGTTGTTTTATGGACTTGCTCCAAATTATGACAATATCAAATTTCACAATGAGTTTTCTTCAACTTCTTGTCCAGCACGATCATTGGAATTGCATGGTGGAGATAACGATAGCTTAAGAGATTATGTCATTGAGAAAATTAAGTACTATCAATCACTAGGAAGTACAGTGCAAGAGATGATTGGTAACGATACAGTACAAGAAACTGGTTGGGTCAAATCAATCAACGGATGGCAGTATCGAGATGATAGTGGCTTAATTAAAAACGACTGGAAGCAAGTAGAAGATAAATGGTATCGTTTTGATGCAGATGGATATATTATTGCTAATGAGTGGTTCAAAAATCCATCAAATGACAAATGGTATTGGTTGCATCCTGATGGTGTAATGGCTACAGGTTGGCAATTAATCAATGATAAGTGGTACTTTTTTGATGAAGATGGCGAAATGGTAGAGGGATGGCTTCAATATAAAGATAAAGTCTATTACTTAAAAGCCAATGATGGAGATATGGTGTCTCGTGAATGCCGTCAAATTGATGGAGAGTGGTACTACTTCAATGAAAATGGCGAGCGATTAGAAAAAGCCAATATTAACGTGGATGAACAAGGCAAAATCCACTTCTAATTAAATATGTGTTTATAATTTTGACTAAACCCTATCTGCAATTGCGGATAGGGTTATTTTTTTGTATAATTTTGTCAAAGGGAGTGCCTTAAAAGTTGTATTATAAAAAAACAAGGTGCTACTCAAAATAGCACCTTTTTCGCCTGACTGGTTGATTTTTCGGTTGGGTGTTTATGTTGAATACTTACAAACGTTGAAATAATAAGGTTTGTTTTAGTTGCACTTTTTACAATGAGATAGGAGAATGGTATGGAAATTAGTGAAATCAGAAATGCATTAGAAAAAATGA